TAATTACTAATATTCAACCAGATAATCCTGGTGAAAATTTTGGTTTATCTGATAAAGCTATTGATAAGGTAGATACTTTAGCACAAGACTTGACTAATGCTATTGTAAATTTTATTCAGGCTCAAACATTTACTATTACAAAGTTGAATGCTACTCAGCTGAATGTTCCTGTAATAACTCCAACAGGACCAGGAACAGCAGCTAAAGTAACAGTAAAGGTAGATGAAAATAGTCAAGCTGTTGATAACCCATTAAGTGGTGCAGAGTCTATGACAAGTGAAGTTAAATTAAATAGAGCTATAGAGGTTTAAGATGCCAATACTCGACAGAAGAAAAGATAGATTTGTAGAAGACCAAGATACAAGAGTGTCTGTAGGGATTGACTTTCCTTTTGGTAGAGTTGGTAATGGCGATGGATATTTTAAAACTACAAAGACAACGATAGATGCTATAAAAAACAATATCAAACTTCTTCTACAAACTAATCAAGGTGAAAGATTATTTCAACCAAACTTGGGAATGAATTTAAGAAATCTTTTGTTTGAACCTATGACCGAAGACTTAACAATACAAATAGAAAATAATATTGTAGATGTGTTTGAAAGATGGCTGCCTTTTGTCGAGTTAAGAAATATAAATGTAGAAAGAAGAAACGAGGCAAATCAAACAAAAATTAATATAGAATTTAATATAAGAAGAGCACCTAATAGTTTAGAAAGTGTTCAAGTTACATTTGATGGTGTTGGTGGTGGAGAATCAACAACACAAGAAACTGATGGAGCTTACTAATGGCGTATACAGAAAAACAGAAATTAAAACCAACAAATGTAAATTATACAAGTAAAGATTTTAGTTCAATAAAAGCTGACTTGATTGAATATACTAAATCTTATTTTCCTGATACATACAAAGATTTTAACGAAACATCTCCTGGTATGATGTTGATAGAGTTGTCAAGTTATGTAGGTGATGTACTTTCTTATTATATTGATTATAATTACAAAGAAAATCTTTTAACTACTGCTACAGAGAAAAGAAACATCCGCAGACTATCAGAATTTCTTGGATACAAAACTCCAAATAAAACACCGTCAGTTGTTAGGTTAAAAGTGGAAACTAGTATTGGTGCTGATAGTACAACCGGTGAACCACTTTACGGAGAAGCACCATCACCTATAGATAGTGGATTACAAGTTACCTCAAACATAGATTCTGAAATTGTTTTTGAGACGACTGATGAAATTGATTTCACATCAAGTGGTTCAGGTGATCCTATTATAAGTGCTCCAATACTTGATGGTAATGGAGAAGCTAGTTCATATACTCTGACTAGATATGTAAGAGCTATATCAGGTAAAACTAAATCAAAAACTTTTAATATTACAACTCCTACAAAATTTTTAGAATTAGATTTAGGTGAAAGTGATGTGATAGAGGTATTGGACTGTACAGATGGTTCTGGACAAAAATGGTATGAAGTAGACTATTTAGCACAAACTAAGATTTTAAAAGAAACACATTATAGTGATGATTCAACTAGAACAAATGCTTATGACCAAGGTGATGCTTCAACTGAAACTTCAACAATACCTGTTCCTTATGTTGCTGAGTATATATCTTCTACAAAAAAATTCACAACTAAATTTGATGAAGATACTGGAACATACAAAGCTTGTTTTGGTAATGGGTTATTTAGATTTAGTAACTCTGGTTCAAATGTAGATCCTGTGGAACAAGCTGGTGTAACTATCAATGGAACTAATCTTGCTGATGTCCCAAGTGCTATAGGAGTTGTAGTTGGTAATAATCCAAACTTAGGTGAAACGCCATCTAACACTGCACTAACTTTTACTTATAGAGTTGGTGGTGGAGCTGAATCTAATATTCAAGCTGGAGAACTTACAACAGTAAGTAACCCACCAGCTGGTGTTTCTATAACTGTGACAAACGATGAGCCAAGTGTTGGTGGAACAGACGGACAAACTGTAGACGAGATAAGAAACAATGCTTCTGCTTTCTTTGCTTCTCAACTTCGTTGTGTAACCAAAGAAGATTACCAATCAAGAATATTATCTTTACCACAAAAGTTTGGTAGTATTGCTAAATGTTATGTGGAAAGAGTAGACGGTGGGGCTTTATTAGTTTCCACACTTTCTTACAATCAAAATAAACAATTAGTTCAAACACCACAACTTGTTTTACAGAATATTGGTACATACCTCAATCAATACAGAATGATAAACAACCAAGTAGGTTTTGGTTTTACATTGAATAACGCATTGTTTTCTGGCTATGTAATAAACTTTGGAGTTCGTTTTATTATTAACTATGATAGGAGATTAAATCCAACTGAAGTGAAGTTAAATGTAATTCAAGTCATAAAGGACTTTTTTAGAATAGAGAAAATGCAGTTTAGACAATCAATAAATTTAAATGATTTACAATATAATATTTTAGGTTTAGATGGTGTGATTGGTGTAAAAGAATTAACATTATTTCAAGATGGAAATACAAGTTATGCTAGTGGTAGAAAACTTTATCAATATCAAGGTGATGGTGATAACGTAGATGGTGGTGAATCTGGATATGGTTTTCAATATAACTTTGAAAATGCTTTACAAGATGGAATAATAAGACCATCTGTTACTCCAGCAGTATTTGAATTAAGAAACCCTAACCAAGACATATATGGAAAGGTAATATAATGCATAAATATTTTTTTACAACCAAAGATACTTTTATTAATAGTGGTTCAGACCAAATTACAGGTGAAGATTTTAAGAATAAAAATGTAGGACAAGATGAGATTCTTGAGTTAAAGAAAGTTTTCTTCGATAGAACATTTTCTCATCCAACTCGTGTTCTTCTTCAGTTTGATACTGATGAAATAGAAAATTATATTAGTTCATCTGTTTTACCAAGTGATTATCAGTTAAACCTCAGACTTTATGAAACAGAAGGTACAAGTGGGTTGACTGAAGAGTATACGGTAGCTGCTTATCCTCTAAGTCAAGAATGGGACGAGGGTGTTGGTAAAGAGTCAGATGTTCCAAAAACAACAGATGGTTGTAGTTGGTTGTATAGAAAAAATAGAGATGGTGCTTCTGAATTAGATTGGACAACGCCTGGTGGAACTTATATTGCTGGAGACGAAGTTACACAAACATTTTCATCCGAGTCGCCTGATATCAATATGGATATAACCACTATGGCTAAAAAATGGTTTGGTGGAGTGAACACAAACTATGGTTTGTTAATAAGATTATCTGGTAGTAGAGAAACATCAAGTGGTAGTTTTGAAGATATTAAATTTTTCTCAAGACAAACCAACACTATTTACTCTCCAAAGATAGAACTTAAATGGGATGACCATCTACCAGCAACTGGTTCAAATACAGGCAGTTTAACTGAATTGGATATTAGTGGTAATAGTGAAAACTATCTATACCCAATACATTTTAGAGAAGCCTATAAAGAAAACGAAACCGTTAAGTTTAGATTTGGTGCTCGTAAAAGATATATACAAAAATCATTTACAACATCAGTTCAAACCGTAAGTGGTAGTTTTATACCACATGGAAAAGGTTCTTACTCTATCATAGATATGGCAACAAACGAATCAGTTGTACCATTTAGTGCTTATACAACGATGAGTTGTGATACGACCTCTAACTATTTTAAACAAGACTTAAATGCCTTTGAACCTAATCGTGCTTATAAGATTTTGATAAAGGTTAATCATGATGATGGTCAGGAGATAATATACGACAACGATTTTGAATTTATATTGAGGACTTAAGATGTCTTATCACGATAGAAATAGACAGATAAGCACAAGAACTCGTCAGCAAGATACTGATACACAACAAAGAACCACAACGACTCGTCAGCAAAGTAGTCGTGTTCAACAAAGAACCACAACGACTCGTCAGCAAAGTAGTCGTGTTCAACAAAGAACCACAACGACTCGTCAGCAAAGTAGTCGTGTTCAACCAAGAGCTAGGACGACTCGTCAACAAGATGCAGGCATACGGCAACAAAGTATGGTGCCTCGTCAACCACGAACAATAAGTAGACAACAAATTACCGAAACTCAACAACCAAGAGTGACAACTCCTAGACCAATTGAACAAATATCTCAAACTGATATAGTCCCACAACAAACTGTAGTTGTACCTGACCAAAGTGATGTTGTCCAACCAACCGTATCAGATGTTAATGCACTTCTTGACAATCCAATAGTAGAAATTGGGTTGATTGCATCAAGTGAAGATAATTGGTTTTATGAAATTAGTGGAGAGCCATATGTTGGGTTGTATCATTTACATGAAGATGGTACTGCTATGATTGGTGAAGGTGTATTAGGTGTAGTTCACGAATTAAAACCAGATGAAATTATTATTCAGCTTTCCGTAACAGAAGTAGATATTGTCGAAACGATAGTAGAACCGGTGTCCTATGAAACAGTACAAGAAGTAAGGGAAATAGTTAGTGATATTTTTTATAAAGTATGGTTTGAATCAAATACATTGTCTGAAGAAGAAATACTTTCAATGCAAACTACCATTCGAGATGGTATAAAACAAACAGGTCGTAATGAAGACGAACCTCTTGTATTCTATAAGAAAGATAGAAATACTTTAGAAAGTAGAAAAGATTTACAAGGTGATAAATTTGAAACGATATGTCAATACGTCTATAGTAATCGGATAGTTGATTTAGGTGATAGATTTAATGTCTATGTACAAGAACTTTTTGATAAAACAATATATTATTTAAGATTTCTTAAGCTTGATTCATCTTTTATTGATCTTCAAATAGCAGTAAAGGTAGAAGGTGAGTTCACAGATGTTCTAAATCTTAGTCAGCTAACAAAACCAAAATTTGGAAATAAAATAAAACCTGAAAAAGCTCGTGAAGTTTTAGACACGAATATATTTGAATTACTTCCAAATCAAACAACTCGTCAAGATCAAGTAAATGACTTCTTCACAGAGTTTGATAATTTAATAGGACCAACACCAGTTTTTCAAGACGTAGATGGTGATGGTGTTGGTGAAGATATACAAAATAAAGAACAAGACGAACAATCTCGTATTAGTTTTGAAGACCAACCAGGTGCTTTCATAACAAGGTTAGATGAACAAGCAGAAGGTAGTAGTATTAATCAAGGTAAGACTCTTGAGTCGATGAGAAACAGACTTAACACTTATCTTGGTGATGTTGATAATGTTATCCAATCATTAGAGGATGATAGACCTGAGTACCAAAATATTTCAGATGGATTTTTAAAAATAAGAAAACCAAATCAAGCAATAATAATAAGAGCACCTGGTAATAACTTATTAGAATTTCAAAAAATAAATTCCAATGGAATGCCAAGTTATTTAGACGATGGTTTTACAATAACGATGTGGGTTAGATTTGTTAGTAAAACATCAGAGGGAACTCTTTTTAATTTTGACAATCCTTTAGAAGATAATGGAAAAGGATTCAGATTAGACACTAGAGTAAATGAATATAATGGAAACTACTATAGGTATATAAGTTTGATTGTTAGAGAGAGTGATGGTGCACTTAGAGACAATCATTGGGGACACACTGGTGAGTTTGGTGGTGCGTTAGGTAGGTTATCAAATCGTAGTGTTGATAACATTCATGAAAGAGTTCACACGACTTTTCCACAAATACCAACTGATAATTTAAATGAATGGTATTTTATATGTGCTACTTATAATCCAAATATCGATGAGCAAGAACTTGATGGTAATTCTCCATATTTTACAAAAAGGCAATATTGGTTAAATCATATTTTACCAACAGAGGATGGAGATACCGTAGTTGCTAATAGTAATCTTGGTGCTAAATGTAAAGTTGAAATAATAAGCCGTTCTGATTTACTTAGAGCTCGTGGATTTAAAGTTGATGATTTAACTGTAGATGCTCCAGCAGTTGATGGATTAGA